CCAACGTTTGCTACGTGGCGATGATAAGCTTCAGCAGCAATGAATGCTCTGTTTGTGGTAAGTAGATCACGTGCATCAGCAGCCTTGTTGTCTATGATATCAACATACTTATCAGCAGCAGTCCAAACTCCACCAGTTAAGTTAAGTAGATGGACGTTATTTTGATAGTCAGAATCAAGAACCATAGCGGTCTTGGTTCCAGCAGAGTTAGTAACAGTCTCGCCAAATCTTAGGTGTGTAACATTAGCAGCAAGTGTTACAGCTTGCATGTCAGAATCACCAACAGCAGGTTTGATGATAGAAGTTCTTAAGTTATCACCAATAATTGAAACATGTTCTGGAACAATAATTGGTAGAACTTCTGAATATACACCAGACTTAACAAAGATTGTAAGTAGATTTGTAGGAGAAGGTTTTTGAGAACCTGTTAAACCACTAATGAAATCACATGCATGTCTTAGAGTACCGAATGCTCTAGAAATACTCTTACCGTGGTTAGCATCAGATCCTTCCTTTGTGACATAGTAGACACTTTCTGATACGTTATTTCTTTCCCACTGAGGTAGTAGAGGTGATCCACCAACTGTTAGTACTTGACCACTTGCTTCTCTTTCAGCAGATACGTTACCAACTCTTGTGATTCCATCAGCAACAGCAGAAACAAATGTATGTGAAGATGTATCAGAAGAAATACCAACATTAACATCAAATGTATTTGAGTCAACAACACTTAGTTCTAAGAACTTACCGCTAGCTGGGTCAGTTGAGCGTGGATATGGGTGGTTACTACCGTTACCATCCTTTGCACAAGTAAATGTGATTGAATCATCAGCAAACTTAACAAAGTCTCCTGAAGAGAATCCATGAGAAGAAACAGTTACTCTCAATACACCTGTAGTAGGAGTATAATCTGCACCTGTCGCTGTAACAGTGCTCTGAGCAGCGTTAGCAGTTGCTGCACCAGATGGAAGGGCAATCCTATTAACACCACTTGCTGCCTGATAGAGAAGGTCTCCAGTCTCTTGTAGAACCTGTGCTGTATCACCACCCTGTGCAACGTAGTTCCAATATGATCCACCTGGATCTAACTCAGGAGCAGTAGAAGCACCAGAAGTGTCTGATGATTTACAAACATAAGAGTTTGAGTTTCTGTTAACAACGTCACCTAATTGGTATACAGTTGCAGAATCCCATCCACCTCTCCAGTTAAATCCTTCAGAAATTAAAGACCAATTAGCAGTAACTGTTGGAGCAGTACCAGTAGAACCTACTTTATTAACATAAGTATTACCACCATATCTTACAACATCACCTGGGGCGTATGTTGTGGCAGCAGCATATTCACCTTGAGCAGAAAAACCAGTTGTAACTACATCCCAATTTGATACATCATTGTTAGGAGTAGTAGAACTTGTATGTGTTGTCTTACTAATATAGCTGTAACCTCTATATGTTACAATGTCTCCTTTCTGATATGGATTGTTTGATGTCCAAGTATCTTCAAAATTCAGACCTTCAACATAAACAATGAATTTTGTGCTGTCAAATGTTGCTCCAGAAGTATGAGCACTAGTACAGCGATATTGTGTATTACCAAACTTAACTACATCATTCAATTTATACCAAGTAGTAGCAGACCAATCTCCTTTACTAACAGTACCTTCTCCTTGAAGATCCCAGTTTTGAGCACTGATATCTACTGTATAGAATGATGTTTCTGCGTTTGCAGAAGTGTGATTCTTTATACAAACATATGAGTTTGCACCGTACTTGACTATATCGTCAATGACATAAGCAGTGGAAGCCGTCCAATCGCCTTGCCACTTAAACTTTAGTCTACCGAGTCTAAAATCTGCCATTTGTTATAATTCCTACTTAGGTCCGTTAGTTGTGTGATCATAATCTTTATTTAGTCTTGCGACTAAGTAACCCTCATCGTCAATGAAATAGGTTAACCTTCTAAAATCAAATCTGAACTGTTGATATTTATCATCAGAATCATTTGAATACTTTCTATCTCCAGCATCAGCAAGGACATATTCTGTTCCTTGAAGAAAATCTGGATACTCTTCACCATCTGTACGGTGAAAATCATAAACTACATCTTCTGTAGATCTAGCATTTGTGTAATGAAGCATACCATCCTTGTCTCTGCGAAGAGCATGTACGGTAAAGTCATTTGAATTTGCAACATTTTGTTCTTGTGTTGCAGTACTTGCACTGAGATATAAACTCATGCTAAGATCCTCCAGTAAGTTCCGTCCCAAACAAACTGAACATATAGTCCAGCAACATCAAGAACGAAAGTAGAATCACTATTTCCAAATTTATTTAAAAATAATTGATTATTACCGTTCCCAACTGTTGTTAGGGTAACATTATTTATAGCCCATGACGCTTTAAAGTCAGTCATTTCAACCATATCGCCTACATGGGGGACTATGCCCGAAGACTCAAATGGCATGTTCAAAGTTAAAGCTGAAGAGCTAGTATCAACGAGGTATTTTACACCACATGATACATTTCCTGATGCGTTAATCACTTCCCACCTAGCTCGTTGAAGTTCAAATCCTCCAACATCACTTCCATCATGTATGACAGCAGTTTTTTTATCAGTGTCAACTGTAATTTCTGCTACTGCACCAGTAAATAGAGCGTGTTCAGCTGTAGTACCTTTTCTAAATTGTACCTGAGTGGTCATTTATGTTCACACACTTTCTTTCTCAAGTATATTTATACATCAAATAATCCAGACTTGTACGTGTGGTGGTTGGAATAGTTGTACTTGTATAAGTGCTCTACCAGTAATTGTTGCACTACCGCTACCGATGTATGGAGCAATAGCAAATGCCTCATCAAGGTTATTGACATTTGATATTCTTCCAGAACCTTGATATGCACGTGTACGAACATCATAACTATCACCAGTGATGTCAATCTCAACGTATGGTTGCTCTGCGAATGTAAGTAGTGGATCGCCTGATGTACTTCCGACTGTAAGAGTACCACCCTGACTGAGTTCTCTGAATGTTGACTTCTCTGAAATTCTTGATCCGAAGAAAGAGAAGAGCATCTGCTTCTCTTCTGGATTGATAGTAAGAGATTCTGCTGCACCAGATAAAGTTGGAATTGTACCAAATCCAACGAAGTCTCTTGCTCTGGTTGTATGAGCATTTCCACTGAGAGATATTGTACCTTCTCCAGTGTGTGCAAACCTGATAAGAACTCCTGCTTCTCCAGTTGTGGTAAGGGTTCCTGTTCCAATTTCTCTTGCTGTTCTGGAATCTGCACCTTCTCCAGTGAACGAGAAGAGCATCTGCCTCTCGTCTGGATTGACTGTGATAGATTCCGCAGCACCACTGATTTTTCTGAGAGTACCAGAACCAATGTAAGAACGTGTAACTCTGAGATCTGATTCTCCAGATGTCTGGAATAGAATCGTACTTGGTTCTGGTACAATCGCAATAGATTCTGCTGCTCCACCAAATCCAAATAGTGAACCAGTACCAACATGTGAAAGAACGATATTGATATATCCTTCGCCACTGAGTTGAGTCTGAACAAATGGTTGCTCTGCAAATGTAAGTAATGGATCTCCAGATGTACCAGAGAATGTAAGAGTTCCACCTTTGCTGATTTCTCTGACAAGTCTTCTCTCTTCTTTTTCTCCAGTAAAGGAGAATAGCATCTGCTTCTCTTCTGGATTGACAGTAAGAGATTCTGCTGCACCAGAGAATTTCCTGAATGTACCAGTACCAATAACGTTTGGTACATAATGAGTCTTGGCTTCTCCAGTAACAGAAATTGTTCCAAATCCTTGGAATGCATGAGTCCTGAGAACTGGATCTGCCTTTCCACTGATATCAACTTCAATCTGTTTGGTCTCAGCAACACCAAGAGATTCACTACCTTCACCTGCGAAGGAGAATAGGAGTTGTCTCTCGTCTGGGTTGACAGTAATAGACTCTGCTGATCCACCAAATTTCCTGAATGTACCAGAACCAAAGTGTGTAAGAGAGAATACAATATGTACTTCGCCACTGACTCTGTACAGACCTTGAGTTTCGTAGGCAGATGCTGTAACAACAGATGCACCACTGAATCCAAAGAGAGTACCAGATCCACCTGCAACAACAGATTTGCTGTCTCTTCCTTCTCCCATAAAGGAGAATAGCATTTGCTTCTCGTCTGGATTGAAGGTAATAGACTCGGCAGAACCACCAATCTTTCTGAGAGTACCAGTACCAACAACGTTCGGTACATAGAAAGTCTTCGCTTCTCCAGATACAGGTATTGTACCAAATGGTTGCTCGGCAAATGTGAGTAACTGAGTGGATTCTCCAGTAAGATGTAAAGCACCAAATCCTGTTTCTGTAACAGATACTTTCTCTGCTTCTCTTGTTCCAACAAAGGAGAAGAGCATTTGCTTCTCTTCTGGATTGAAGGTAATAGACTCGGCAGCTCCAGAGAATTTCTTGAATAGACCAGTACCAATAACGTTTGGTACATAATGAGTCTTGGCAATACCACTGGTGAGAATATGTCCAGAACCTGGATACTTCGGAATAAATCTGAAGTCTGCTGCTTCTGGATATACTTTGATATCTCCAGAACCAGTAAAGGTTTCTGTATGTTTCTCGCTGATCCTTGTGCCAATAAAGGAGAACAGCATTTGCCGTTCTTCTGGATTGAAGGTAATAGATTCTGCTGCTCCAGCAAGAACTGGTAAGAATCCAGTACCAACAACATTTGGTATATAATGAGTCTTGGCTTCTCCAGTTGGAATAGTAACTCCACCTCTGGATACCCAAGAAGGTTGCCAATCGTATGTTGTCCATCTATCAAATGGACCAGGAACAAACTTGAATAGAAGTTGACTGGTATCTGGTGAGTATCCAACTGTCTCAGCACCACCACCCATGCTCCATAGATTACCTTTACCAAAGGTACGAAGACTGAAGTTGGGTTTACCAGCACCGTATACTTTGACTGGAGGTTCAGCAGGTGAATCCCATTGAGGTGGTACAACAATATCTGCTTCACCACCAAGAACCATACTGTAAGGACGTACCTCAGTTTCACCAGTAAAGATTTCACGGAATGTTCTAACGCCAGGACCAGATGTACCACGAAGAGTACTGATAGATCCGAATGGACATACCTTGGATAGAGTTCCAAGAATCCAACCATAATCACGAAGTTCATCTTCAGGATCAACAATAAATCCGTACTGTTCAGTAAGTGATGGTGATGTAACCTGAATTGGTACTGTGTATGTGACTCCATCATCAATAGATAATGTCTGTCCAAGATCAACAGTTGAACAACCAGTAGTTGCAGTGGTATTCTGACTTATAGATCCACTTACTAATGTACATGTTGCAAGTGATGCATCAATAATGAATCCATTATCAATTTCTGGAAGGTCGTAACATACATTAATGTCGTATACTTCTGTATGCTTCTCTTCTGAAGGTTCAGTAAGTTCTGGTTTAACAGAACGTAAGGTGATAGTACCAGAACCAACGTAAGAATCTGTCTCTGTAAAGATTGATCCACTAAGACCTTTAATTGATCCTGTTCCAAGTACACCATAAGAAATAACTGGGTCACCAGCAGTTCCAGTAAACGAGAAGAGCATTTGCTTCTCATCTGGATTAAAGGTAAGAGACTCAGCAGCACCAGAGAATTTCTTAAATGTACCAGTACCAATAACACGAGGACTGAATGCGATTGCAGGATCACCGTCAATCTTGAATAGACCTTCTCCAACTTCAGCCTTACTAAAGACGTTAGCAGAACCATCAATTGCAAATAGTGTTCCTGAAGCAATGTAATCTCTAGCACGAGGTGTATCAGAAGCACCAAGTACTTTAACTCCACCACGACCAACCCAGTTAGGTTGGAATTTAGATGCAGCAGAACCAACAATATCAACAAGGGTATAACGCATACCCATTGCAATAGTACCAAGAATCCAGTCGTAATCACGAGGTTCATCAGCACTATTGCTGATAAGTCCGTAATCTTCAGAGAACGTTGGTTGTGTTGTCTGAAGTGGTACTGTATAAGTAGCACCTGTAGAAATAGCAAGTTCAGTAGATACCTTGATACAACCACTTGGAGCAGTGGTGCTGGCAAGAACATCTCCATTAGTATCAACACATGTGTATGTTGATGGATCAACGATTAATCCATAATCAAGATCTTGGAATGGAATCTCAGATGTAAGGTTGTAAGCCTTAGCAAATATCTCTTCTGATATCTCATCACCAAGATTCTTAAGAAGTACAGTTCCAAGTTGATCGTAATCAGGATCAAAGTATAGATCATAAGGATGAGCAGTACCTAAACCATAATCTGCAAGATCTCTTAGTGTTAATGTGTCTGGTTTAGCAGACTTAAGTTCAATTCCACCAGTACCTACCCAATCAAATGCTGCTCTCTCATCACCACCAGCGAAGTTGTAAAGTACTCCATCACCATCAAATGTTCCATGAGTAAATTTGAGACTACTGTATCCACTAGTAAAGGAGAATAGTAATTGCTTCTCTTCAGGATTGAATGATACTGAATCAGCAGAACCAGAGAATGTAGAGAATGATCCATCACCTCTGTGCTCAACCTTGAAGTTGTATGCTGCATCACCAGACATTCCATTGATATGTCCATCGCCAATAGCAAGTAGACTAAAGTTGGTGATGGAAGCACCTTGAGGTTTGAATAGTCCAGTACCAAATACACTAGCAAATAGTGGAAGTAATGCCTTACCAGTAATCCTGAATAGACCACCTTCAGATGCATGTGTACGAACTCTTGGAGTACCAGCATTTCCAGTAATATCAAACATACCATAAGGTATGCCATGAGCATGGGTTCCAAGTATCCAACCATAATCATCATCAGGACTATGGATATCAGAAACAAGTCCGTAATCTAAAGTATTACTTGGAGTTGAATATTGTGCAGGAACACTATAATTTGCATCAAGAGTAACAGTATCATTAAGAACAACTCTAGCAGCACCACTTGGGCAAGTAGTATCAGAAGAAATTGTCTGAGTATTGAGAGTTGTTATCTGTGCTAATGTAGGATCAATGATTAGACCATAATCAAGATCTACTGACGGTACAAATGCACTGACATTATATGATTCTGTATGTTTCTCTTCTGAAAGCTCTGTTAGTTTTGGTTTGACAGAACGTAATCTTAGACCACCAGATCCTTCATAATCAAATGTTCCTTTCTCTGCTTCAAGTGTAGCGAAGTTTCTAAGTCTTCCAGAACCAACATATACTTCTGTATGTTTCTCACTTCCACGAGATCCAACAAAGGAGAAGAGTAATTGCTTCTCTTCAGGATTGAATGATACTGAATCAGCAGAACCAGAGAATGTAGAGAATGTTCCATCGCCAAGTATTCCAACTCCAAAGTTAGCCTTACTGCTACTAAGAATTGTGAATAATCCATCAGCAGGTTGTAGTAGACTAAAGTTAGTCTTGGATGCTCCAAGGAATCTAAATCCACCAGTACCACGTACACCAACATCAAGTGGAACACTAGCAACACCAGTGATCTTACCAATATAACCACGACTAGTCCAACTAGGTAAGAACTTATCAGCAGCTCCAACAGTAGGATCAACCTTAATACCACCCTGAGGCATAAGGTTACTACTATCATAAATGTAACCCCAATCCTGTTGAAGGGAAGCAATAGTTGTAATATCACCCCAATCAACTGTATCGGTAGGAGCATTAAGTGAAGCTGCTACTTGATATGTTTGTCCAGATACAACTCTCGCTGTTGTATCAACTTTAATAATACATCCAGTTGCATTACCAGATACATCTCCAGATATAGTTTCTTCTGTAGTACATACAGCAAGAGATCCATAGTCACGTGCAGACCAAGGAACAATTGCAGATTCGTTATAACTCTCAGTATGCTTCTCATCAGAGAGTTCATACTTAATACTACTTAGTGGTTTGTTGCTGATATCTCCTAATATCCAATCAGCAATTTCATCCAATGTGTATAGGAATGGTTTCCTACTTACTATGCTAATAGTACCAGATCCGTTCCATGCAAAGACTTGCTTGTCTATAGCATTAGAGAAATTCTTGAGGGATCCATTACCAAAGTACGATTCACTATTCTTCTGTATAGCATCTCCAAAGAATGAGAAGAGCATTTGCTTCTCATCTGGATTAATTGTGAATGACTCTGATGTACCAGTAAACTTCTTAAGACTTCCACTACCAATAAGTGCAGCACCAATTCCAATGAGTGAAGTTCCTTGTAGCGGAAGAATTCCCCTGCCGTAGGAGGCAGGAGAATAGTCAACATCCGCAGTACCAGATAGACCTTTGACCTTACCATCAATAATGATACCGTATACAGCAGGAGATGTCTGTCTACCAAATGATATGAGACTACCACTACCAACCCATGCACTAGTTGCTTTCCATGAAGCAGCATTAAGTGTCTTACTGAATCCAAAGGATTCTAGATCTGTAACATGGATGATACGTCCATATTCAACTTGTGTTGCATTAAGGTCTGCAACTAGACCATTATTACTTGTTGTTGTAGCATTCTGCGTTATTGATCCGAAGTCAACTTCAGTGTATAGATCAAGAATTGCAGGATGATAACTATATGATTTACTCTCTTCAGCATTATTGAATACCAAGAACCTACTTGGTGCTGGTGCTAGTACACGATTACTTTGAGGATCTAAATTACCACCAAGTTCGTTAGTTGTCCATTCGTATGTTGGTCCTCCTTGATGTGGTACATACCCATCAGGTACATCTTGAGCAGATGTTTGAGCACCATTTAATATTCCTAATCCAGATCTATAACTTTCAGTATTGTATATACTACGACTTGCATATTGTGCAAGAGTACCACCAATATCACTGAGTGGTACTGCTGGACCTTGATTGAATTTAAAACTTTCTAAACCTCTAGCAGCAAACGAGCCAGACAAAACCTCAGTCCTGTAGTCAAATACAGGTCTTGAGACTCTTCCTCCTGACTCGTAGGTATAGAACATAGACCAATAAAAAAGGGGTCGCAAAATGCAACCCCCACAAAGTAAAGAATATAGACTGGGTGTACTCTATGTATAATCAGTCTAGGCTGACGTTTAGAGTAACCTTGATTTGGTCACCATTGTTCTGAATGGCATAAGGACCATTTGTAAATCTTTCTGCGAAGAATATACTACTGTAAAGTGTTACATCTCCAGTTCCCTGTAAAGCAGGTGTTGTGGTGAATGTATTAGCATCAGGAGTCTCAAATACTGTGTAATGAGCACCAGCGATTGTACTTGTACTACCTTGAGCAAGGTAAATTACGTCACCAGCATTTAATTGATGTCCAGTAGCAGTAACTTTAGAGAAGTCAAACTTAACGTTATCATTTCCGTTTGATACCTGAATGTTATCAACCAATAGGTTGTTTAGATAAACACGAGGACCAATCTCACCACTAACTGTTTCGTAATCAATACCAGTAACTACTGTATCAGCAGCAATACCATTTGGAGTTGCAGTCTGAGAAACTTTCATTCCAGGAGTCAAGTTTTCAGCAACATTAACTTTGAAAGTAGCATCACCTGAAGCAGCACCTGTAAGTGCTTTGCTTAGATAGATAGCAGTTCCAGAAACACCAACTACAGTTGTGCCAGCAGCAATACCTGTACCAGATACACGTTGACCAGCAGCAATATTTGTAGCACTTGCAACAGCAATCTCAAATGTACCAGATACACCAGAGCTTATTGCAGTAACAACATCAACATCAAGAAGGTTGATGTAGTCATAACCGATAACTCCTTTACAACCAGTCTTATCAATCTGAGTACCAGCAGTAGCTGCACCAGCATCAACAACACCACAGATAGATTCTGGCATGTTGTTTGCACGTGCTAGGAAGTAACCATATACGCTACCAGCAGCAGATGTAAATGTGAAAACTTTTTCTGGGTAAGAAGCAGTTGTTCTACCTCTACCAAAACTGACTGCATCAGAAACACCAGGATTGGAGTTTGTGATATTAGCAGTTAATTGCTGACTTAACTCAAGGTCTGTTCCTTGAATGTCAACAACGTATGTGTTTGTAGGAATTCCACCAGCACCAGCAGTTACATAGTCTCCTTTCTTAATATCAACAGCGTCTGCGACTGTAATCTGATATGTTCCTGAAGTACCTGTACATGTTGTGCTTGCAACAGCAGTACTTGTAGTAGCAATAGTCCAACGGTTACCGTTTAGTAGGATACCGTATGCAGAATCAAAATCTTGATCTTCTTCAACCCGATTATTTTCTACCTGTGGATATCCAGTACTAGGTGCTGAACCATAGCCACTTGAGTTGCTGGCATTGTATGGTTCATAATATGTTGTAGATGAAGGAACATCCTGCTCTGACGGAGTAGTATTACTCGTATAAAGCTTTAGTACCAAGTTCCTTGGTATAGTGTGCGTTGCATTCAATAACGTACGGAGTGAATCAATCTCACCCTGGTCGGTAACTAGCAGTGCCATTTAAGTTAACTCCTCGTGTTTTCTTCCTATATGAACTTATTTATAATAAAATTAGAGTGCGAGTTTCAGTGATACTACACACCTCTGTATATTTAGTGCATACACAATTTCAAACTGGAGAATGTCTCCAGAATTTAGAGTAGGACTCCAAGATGAAATAGTTGTATTTCTATTTATTCTTCCCTCAACACCTGTGGTTATATCACCTAACTGCGGTCTTTCAGTACCACAGATAGAAGAAAAATTAGGGAAATTTGCATAATCTGATTTTGAAATATCAAATTGTACTTGACCTTCCTGATCTGCAATTAAAGTCCAACTGATAATTTTACCAGTGACATCTAATGTCATATCTCCTTTAATTCCAGAAGACATAGGTGCGGAACCAGCATCAACAACAAAGTTAATTGTTCTTGTGAGGTCAGCAGTTGTAGAGAGACCTACAACATATACTGTATCGTTAGAACTAGGAGCAGTAGTAAATACTAAACTTGTGCCACTAGTTGTATAATCTATTCCAGGTACTTGTACAAGACCATCAATGCAAACAATTAATTGTTGATCATTAATGGGTGTATATGGATCACCAGAAGAATCAATTAATGAATATCCAGTGGTGGTTCCATCAAAAGTCCATCCAGAAGTATCTAGTATCTCATTGCCATACTGAAGATACTTACTAGGTATCTCGTAGTTAACGCCAACGTTATATTTCTTCTGAGGATCTGTAAGAACCTGATAATTAGAAGATTTTACCGATACATTATACTTTGGCATTAGGTTACCCCAGGAGTTACTTCAAGTATGCCTTCTATAACTCTTGTCTTAATACTTTGCGGAGATGTCAAAACAATATCATATACATATCGTCTTGGATCTAATGCAGAAGTATTAGTATTGGTTAAACTAATTTTTAATATTCCATTATAACGATCAACAAAATCTACAACAAAACTAGTTGAAGCAGTTGCATAATAACTTTTCTTCAACTTTGCTTCTGCTGTATAACCAGTCAGATTAAGTGGTGTTGTATTATCTTCGTTTTGGATATTAAAGGTGGCATCAAAATCCGTTCCTTTTTCCAATAATAGATTTAAGGGGATTGCTGCCATTTAATTACCTGAATTAATTTTATTTATCAGTTGGTGGTTGTGCTTCTTCAGGGGGAGCAGTAGCACCACCCAAAAGTTCCAAAGTTTCCATACCACCCAGTAACTTTGTTTTATAATCTTGAAGTTGTCTCAAATTAGTTTCTGCTGCTGTAATTTTGGTGTCAGCATCTTTAATTTGTTTTTCAAATTCAATACGCAGTTGAGAAGCATCCATAGTTAATAATCATGTAATAATATTTATATCAGGTCAATGCAGCAACTCTCGTCTGGAAATCAGCGAAGTCAGTTGATGCAGCAACTACTGCTTTTAAATCAGAAAGAGTAAGTGATGCTCCCTCACTCCAAGCAGCATTATTATTAGTGACATCTGTAGCTGTATCAGTCCAAGAAGTAATATCTGCTTGAGTAATACCTTTTACATGAGAAGCAACTGTAGGATCAGATTCTGATTGTAAATATCCTGTTAGATCTGCTGGAGCAAATGAGAATACACCAGTGGTATCATCATATGTCAAACCACCACCACTACTAGCAGCAACTGGTGTTACACTAAAACTATTTAACTCAATATCATTTGCTTCGTTAGTTGAAAGATCATGTAAATCTTGAGCAATTTGATTGATTTCTACCCTTTGTTCTTCAAAGGTAAAAGTTTTTGGGACATTTCTAAGTACCATGTTTTTATCCTATGAAGGTTTAGTTGGCCAAGAAGAATGGGAATGATCATCTGCCAATGCTTTTGCAGTTAGATTAGCATCTGCTGCTATAGTTGCTGGAAGATCTCTTAGTGCCTGACGATATGTAGCCCACTCTACTTTTTTATCTGCTGCTATTGAAATGTCATCTAAACGAGTCCAATCAGACCATATTAACTGAGCATTTCTGTAATCCTTTACTTCTGCAAGATGATCTCTCGCTGCTTCATATGCAGCAGCTGCAAGGGTTTGTTCATCTGCATGATCTGTTACTGCTTGTTGCCAAATACCAACTTCAG